CGCCTTGTTCCAGGTGCAGCAAATATAGGATCAACAGCCTTAGTTTCAAGAGCCGCAATAGGAGGAACAAGAGTTCCAATGTTATGAACCATTGCACTTGGTGAAAACTTCCCTTCGGGTGTTACCCATGCATCTGGGTTCCAATCGAAGTTCAATGCACCAGGTCCCGGTTGCCACCTAACAGGCAATGACTGTGTTAACCCTTCAACTATAGGAGCAAGTGCTTGTTGTTTTACAAACTCAAAAGGAGCATCAAGCGTTTCAAGCCCTGTAGACACCCCTCTCGCAACAGGACCCAAGAACCTAGCCCAGACGCTAGGGTCTTGCACGACTTGTTGAGCCGCCTGTTCAGCAGCTATTCTTGCTGCTTCATTAGGGAATCGTGGCGTAGTCATTAGAAGTAAATATGCCTCGTGCTAGGCGCATACCTACTGGTAGTAACGCCTCTTTGATACGGAGATAGTTGTGAATATCTTTGTGTAAATGGAACGGTGCTTAAGAAATCTCCAAAGGTAGTCCACTGTGAAGGATCTTTCCTCTGCGATACTTCCTGCGCCCGCTTACCAAGATACTGATTATATATATTGCTATATCTTCCAGACCAGTAGTCCTGCGCTCGTTGCTGCATTGGAGCCGTTCCTCGAAACGCCTGTCTCCCTACAGCACCCATGTATGCAGTTTGCGGTTCTTCCTCTAATAAAGTCATATAGAAATCATCAAAGGTGTTCTTCCTGTTATTATTTTGCATCGTCATAATTAATCACCTTTTAATTGAACCCTGGAAGTCCTGTAAACGTTGGAGGTAACCTGTCGGGTTGATTATAAGCAAACTGGTTTACTCCCGAAGGCATAGTCATGTTCTCATACTGCATCAAAGAATTAGCATCAGCCTGTTGCCGCTTTATATCGGCAGCGAGTGCATTAGGATCAACGCTGTAAGGTGATCCGATTTGAGCCAACTGCGTCCCGATTCCCTGCTGATACCGGGTTGGAGTATAAGGAGTGTATGAAGGTCGCTGGTAAGCCGAACCCGCCCAATCAGCAAACCTGCTTAACGCTTGATCTGGTCCATATAAATCGCTCATTGTTGAGTACATTGCATTAAGACTTGGAGTTATATATTGACCCATCCCCTGTCTAGCACCTAAAGCCCCCGCTGTCATTTGTATCACTTTACCTGCTAATTTTTCAGGGTTATTTTTAGCCATATCACTTAGGTAGATCTCGAACCTAGGGTCTAAATCTGTTATGTCTGCGCCAATCGAGCCGGAGCCATATGCAGACCTGGCACGTAACCAGTCTGATAACCCTGCGTAAGTTCCCCTGATATCTCCCAGAGGTCTTCTCTGACCAGAAGCCAAATATTCTCTGAACAATGATCCTTCCCCAAGTGGATCGTATCCACCTGCCCCTAAAGCATCCCCTGTTATAGCACCACTAGCTACCCCTGCCATAGTTGCTGGATCAAGAACTGGTGCGCCTGATGTTGGAACCTGTGGCATTCCTCCGGGTGCGCCTGTAACTCCTGCTGCACCGGGAGTAACTCCTGCTACAGCACCAGGGAATCCTGTTGCTAACTGATTCAAGAAGAATCTACCGTAAGCAGGATGGTAACCATAACCAAGTGCCTCACTAGAATTTTGCAATCCCTGTAACGACATGCCAGGAAACTGCTCCATGCGGAATCTACGGAAAGACGAATATGGATCTAACTTCTCTTCCCATACTGGTAGAGGTCTGGCTGCCGGTGTTACCCGATAAGCACCTGGAACTGAAGCTGCGCCTGTTACCGTTGGCATCATGCCTGTAGATGCATCTCTGCCGGAACCAAGTAATTGCGGTCCTCCCGTCATGCCTGGAGGCATTGGTGGTCCACCGGCTTCAGGAGAAGCTACCGTTCCCGCTCCATCTGTAACGGCAACCGAATCACTTATTAATTGCGGGTACCGATCCATGAAGGTCCCTCTGCTTTGATCGTATAGTGCATCTATCTCTGGAGTAACCGTGCCTCCAGCATTCGTCCACGCATCAAGTATCAACTCTTTATTAGGATTAAACCCATAAGGCGGATTATATACTCCTTGGAACTGTTCCTCTAAGAACTGCTGGAATGTCTGCGGCTGCCCAGTGGCTTGTTGTTGTCTACCGCCTTCAGTAGTCGTATCATCAGTAGTCGTATCATCAGTAGTCGTGACTTTTTCGTCATCCGGAGGTCCCGTAGGTTTACCTGCTGATCTCCAGTTCAGGAAGCTAAGTCCTCCACCCGCAGCCTTATAACTATTCCATAATACTCGATCAGCAGCATCGGGATCTTCGGTTATTACTCCTTCGCCATCCGTGCCACCTACCTTCGCGATAACCTCCGCCCCCGGCTCAGTGCCTAGTTCTTGTCTGGCTTGCAATGCCGCAAACTCGGCAGATGCTGGTGCAGCCTGGAATGGCGTTACAGTTCCAGGTGCTGGTGTTACAACAGATCCTGGTAATTGATGAAGCCCTCCCCCTAAGTTATACAACATGCCTTGCGATGCAGGGTCTACCGTTGCTGCTGCTGGTGCTGCCGTTGATGCTGACTCAACTGGCGGTTTCCACTCTGTGAATCTTGGATCTGCAACTAAACCCATATTTGGGTCAACAAACCCTGCGGAACGAGCAACTTGTCCCGGAGTAGCATCTCCGAATTGCCTAAATGCAGATGCTGCCGCACCTGCGTCAAAGCCTTGACCCGGAAGTCCACCTGTTCCATAACCAAAAGCATCGTATCCTTCTTCTTCTCCTTGATCAACAGACCAATAGTTTCTTTGACCAATACCCTTTTGATCAACAGACCCAGTCCAAGGGACTGCCTCTGCTATAGCTTTTGCCTGGGTCTTCTCTGCAAATTTAATCTGAGCATTTAAGTGCGAACTTTCTGAAGCCTCTACATTTCTTCCTTTATTATTCTCCAACACTATTATCTTCGATCCAGGTCCTCTACCTGAACCTCCAACAGAAGCCTTTTTATTGGTACGAGTCCATTGCTCGTTGGTAAGGTCTTCTCCGTCTACAGAAAAAGGAGCCTCTAAATTCGCAGTCGGATCAGGCTGGACAACAGGTGTTGCCGGTGGAGGAGGGGCTACAACTCTCGCACCAGATCCTCCATGCCTCAATACCTGAGGATGTCCCTTCTGCCTGATTGCTGATCCACTTTGCCCCAATGCTCCAAATTGTAATTGACCATAGCCAGCTTGATCTCCACGAGTTGCAAACATTCTTGCCAGTTGTTGCTCTTCAAGGGTCGGCAAAATTGCTCCAGTAGTACCCCAGTCTTCACCTAATGCGGCAAAGTCTGCGGGTCGCATTGGTCCCGTATACGTTCTCTCACCTGAACCAGTCACTCGTCCATCCAATAATGTAGATGGGTCTCTGAAGACAGTTTCGTGTCCTATCCAGGGTCTGAGCGGATCTATATGTGACATTGTTAACCTCCTGTAGACGGTATCATTCCGATACTCGCCAATCTATTTTCTGTACTTTGCGCTCCTGGTCTTGGAGTTCCTGGTGGAACTGAAGGACCGGGAACCTGGTTTGGCATAGGCGGTGGAACGCCTAATGCTGCGTTTGGCATTACTTGTGGTGGCAATCCCGGAGGACCACCCATACCTGGAGGTGGACCCATAGGAGGACCACCCATCATTTCAGGAGGCATACCACCCTGACCCGGAGGCATTCCGCCCTGTCCCGGAGGTGGACCACCCATCATCTGCGCCTGTTCCATAGCTTTCATCATGTAAATACGGGAGAGTTCTCCCTGATAGAAGTCGGCTAAGTCTTGCCTTCCCTGCCTAATTGCTGATTGTAACAGTTCCCAAATCTGTGCTTCGGGTAATGCTTTCTCCGCAATCTGCATCTTAATAGCATCTTCCATTGCATCAGCAGACTGTAAGCCAAGAATGTTATCTCTAATATACATATCAGGAAGTAGAGGAGTAGGTCCTTCTCTTGCGATCTGTGCCATACTCATCTTGCTCATATCGTCTTGTGGCAGTTGACCAATCAAGACAACTTCAACGTCACCGGAGTCTTTAATCATATCCGGTGTAATCTCTTCCCTGAAGTACATTCTATTCTGATCTTGCCCTGATAGTTCCATAGCCTTGAATGCGCCTGTAATATACTGGTCACACAATAAATGGAATATACTTCGGTAAGCCCGTTCCATAGCTTGAAGCCTTGGAACAAGCATACTCTCGACTCCCTGTCTGAGAGTGTTAATAGCAAAACCAGATAATTGAAATTCTAATTGTCCGTAAATCGAATGAGGCAATCCGCCTCGCTGCATCTCACCGGAGACTAGTCCCATGAATGCGCCTGACTCTCGTGCCATTTCCAGCAAGCCAAGCGGCTCAACATCCTCACCCTGACCGAGTGCAATCTCGGAACCTTCCTTGTATGGATCTTCCTCTAATGTCTTAGTGCCGTCTCGTGACTTAACCTTAAGCCCTTGTTTACGGGAGCGAGCGGTAAGTTCAAGCATTACCGACATCATAAGGTTATGTTTCTCATACAAATCTCTTGAAGATTTAAAGCAGGACTCACCGTAGTCTTCTATGGTATCTAAGTTTCCTGTGTCAGAAATTGCCTGGATCAGAGGGTTTGCGCCAACTGGTCCGATGAACACGGGAACCTTTTCCGATCCGTGCTTAGTTGCACGTTTTAAAACTTCCTCACCGGTGCAGACTATATTATCTTCTGAATCATAGAAGTCATAAACTGCTACCGCATCTTCTGTGCCTGAGTCTTCGCCTTCGCCTTTTAAGTCAACTCCCCACATAGCTTTAATCTCTGCCGGAGTCTTCATGGTTTTATAGCAAGCCCAACCAAGCCCGTGCTTACCTTCTCCCCAGTAAGTATGTAGTGGGTCCCAAGGCTGAATGTCTACGTAAGTCTCACCGTCTTCGTCTTTTACTAATAATGCACGACCTGCGTACCATCCACGTAAACAGGTAAACCACGCAAGCTGCTGCCTGACTATGGGTTGAAACCTTGAAGTCAACCTGTCATCTGCTGCCTTTAAGACTCCAATAAGGAATCTTTCCTTTGCGTCATTGTTTTCCCGTTCTTCTCTCTGCGAGTTATTATACGGAACCCTGATCACCATCTCTGCGGTGGTCATCCATGTAATAAGTTTATCTGCATAGACCTGTGGTTCATTAGATGTATAACTCTGGAACCCTTCACCTGCATCGTATTCTTCCAGGCGATAGATCTTGTGATCATCGTCCATACGAGTGCGTAGCGGTTCCGTGAGATCGTAGTGGTTATCAACAAGACTAATTATTTCTTCTGGTGTATAGTTTGCCATTACCAACGCCTTACTTTAATTGTGCTACCTTCAGTAACGTAGCCGTAACCGTAACGATTTATAAGTCCATAGATCACAGCTTTAACGCCATGATTATACTGATCTTGAGGCGTTTCGCCAACTACATTCCCATCTCGATCGTGTTTCCACCTGTATGCCCTCGTTTGTCCATCGAAGGGATTTGGCTGTACACCGAACTCAGAAAGGATGCCTTTACACTTTGGGTTAAAAACAATGCGTGGTTCTCTCTGATCTACCGGATCAGTCTTTAAAAAAGACTTCAATCTTTCAGTTCCTTCATTAATTCTTATTTTCTGTGAATCAAAATAAATACCAGTTCGATCCATCCAGACTTCTGCTGGCGCAGCCATTGCCTGATGCTGGAATCCAGCGACATCAATCACCCCAAAGCGTGCGTCCCTCCACCATGGACGAGACTGAGCTATATCTATCATGTCATCTGTAACAAGATCCCGTTCATATATTTCATCTATAACTCTTATCTGATCATTTATTATCTGAACTATTTCACAAGCGTATGCTTCTGAGTAACCAGGATCAATCCAAATATGCACTGGTTCATCGGGTACATACTCAACGTCTTGCACATGAATATCAGCACGAATCTCTGTGAATACCAGTCCACTCGGTGGTGATGGGATTCCCTCGATCCTTTCCATAAAGAAATCATCTGAGCTTGCCTTCTCCAGTGCTAAAATTTCAGGGTCTTCCCTGCCTCCAGGGTAAAGATACTGATTAGAATAGCTGGGTAAAGAGAACGATTGTTCGTCTTTTGATGATGAGTGCTGCCATGCTTGAAACATTTGAGGATACCAGCCTAATGATCCTTCAAAAGTTCCTGATAAAAACATCCATCCACGTTTAGGAGCGCACCTGCCACGCAATCTATGA